ATAGTCGTTTATCATTCTATATTTTGACAAGTATGTTGCTAAATTTGTTTTTAGATTGTTAGAGACTGTTTGAGTTAAAACCCCCGTACTATCATAAGATAATATTTTTACTGAAATTTTATTGTTAACTTCAGATATAGCAACTTTAGCAGGTGCCCCAAAATTTCCTGGCATTGTGTCAATTAACGATTTGTAATCATTAATGGTAACCGCCCTTTTTTGTGCCGAAAAATTATATGTCACCATATTTCTTACTTCTTCAACACTTGGTTGGTTTGCACCTCCAATTGCTGCGGTGACATTATTTACTCTCAACGATTGAATGACATTGTTGTTAATAATTTCTGATGGACCGTTTACCACAAAATCAACTAACCCAACTTGATTAATTGCACCAACACCTATGTTACTTGATAACCCACCACCTGTTCTATATTGAACAAAAAGGGTAGTGTTTGGTTTTACAGTGAGCCCAAGCCCTATATTATTTTGAAAGTTTTGTAATTTTAAAGGTATTCCTGTAGTTGTAAATTGTCTTAATTGCTCATCAGGTGTTACAGTACCCGCACCAAATTGGATTTTAAGAAAACCTTCAGGTGTGTATTCAGTTATGAATCTATTATCTGTTTTTATATATCTACCAACCTTTACCCCAGCTTCATCAACAGGTTTTGTTGGGTCTTCAATAAACACTGTATCTTCAACCAAAGCATCCACTTCATACCACCTATTAGTGGAACTTGCAAATTCAGAAAATGACGGTGTCGCCTGATAAGTTGTACCTTCTTTTTGAATTATCGAAGTTACTCCTAAAACATTTTTATCAGGTAAAAAGAAATTATAAAAAGGTATAACATCTTGTGGATTAATTACTTTTTTAAAAACTTGTGTAGTTCCGTTAACGACTACTTCTCTTTTAGTTATAATATAACTCGTTACTGAATTATTATTACCATTAAAAATTGGTACTTTTGTTCTGTTAATAAATCCTTCTCTGTTAAATTGTGATGAAAAATCTATGTCATATACCGTCTCAAAAGTGGTTCCTCCCCCATTAAATTGTGTACCAGTTCTTAATATACCTAAATACCTAACATCTTCAGCATCCCCAAAAGCCGGTACTGTAATTGAAATGTCGACTATTGCCACAGAAGGTCTGAAACCAGGAACTTTAAGTCCGTAAGTTCTTGCAATATTAAATATAGACGATCTTTGTTGAGCATATTGTAGTACTGTTTCTTGTATACTTCTATCTATATGAAAATTCAAATTGTCTCCAATTGCCGCGTTTAAATCCATTAAAACGGAAAAAACCGATGCGTCATTAAAATTTTGAATTAAGTCGGGATAATACTGTCTTGTGTAATCAATAAGATCGTTTCTTAACCCTTCAAAATCTCTTTCAGTATATGATATTTTTCTATTTGCCATTCTATTATAAATTAATAATTATAAACTCTCTACTACCAAATGGATTGTTTTCATCTATGTATTCAATACGAATTTTTGCAGTATACTCCTCCGTGTTTGCACCTGGCACCCTATAAACAGGTATATCAAATTGTTCAGGTCTTAAATCACCAACCGACATTTCAGATTCAGTATAGGGTTCAACAACAACATTTTGTATTGTTAGATTTGGTATAAACTGTTTTACGGACTCTTCAATTTCTGTTTTAATACTATCAAAAGTATCCCCGTCAAGTGGTTCGAATATATACTCATATAATCTTGTTCCAAAATTTGGTAAATAATATCTACTCCCTTTTCTTGTTAAAAGTAAATGTACCAAATCTGTTCTGATTTCTTCTTCGGTGGTTTCAGACAATGAAAGATATTTTCCAACTTGACTTTGTCTAAATGGAAAATTAATACCATATGTTATACCGTTTGCCATATCATATAAATATAATAGCTTAATATTTTATATAAATAAAAAAATCCTTACTTTCGTAAGGACTTTTTTAAGTTTTTATTACCTTTTTGGTGAAGTGGTTCATAGGGGCAATGTCTACATCCACTACCACAACAACTACCCCTACGTTTATGATACTCTTCAGTCATAACCATATTTCCTTGTTCATTATAATAGAAGTCAGTTGGTTGAAGTTTCGGTCCAAACTCTCTAACATATAATTGTTGTACCCAATCTTTAGATGCACCTAAATTCATTTTAATTTTTTTTTCTAAGATTATAGAACGCCAACAATACTTGGTATGTTAACGTAACATTATTTCCCCACTGAACTTTCATAACTTATACAATTTCACACGCACCTCCCGCACACGCAGCTTCTCCTCGTAAGTCAGTGTTATCTTGTAATTCAACAACTTTGGTTAAATCAACATCTTTAAGTGCTGAAAGTAGTGTTTCAAATTGTTCTTTTGTACAATCTTCAAATGGTGCTTGTGTGTATGTTCCTCCATTATATGGTAATACAGATAATCCGTTATAGAAATCTCTATTGTTCCACATCCAATCACCAACTAAATCCCACTCATCCTCTTTGATTGAAACGGTTGCAGAAACGTTATGTGTGTTTTGTCCACTTCTGTGTCCTGGTTTAATCCACTCTTGTGATACTTTTTTCACACGTTCCAACATTTGAAATACTGATTCGTGTCTTACAATTGAACCCATTGGTGCTTTTTGTGGGATAGTAATGACTGCAGTATCGTGAGGACGGAAGAATTCATCTTCAATTAATTCAGGGTGATTAATTGCCAAGTAAGAATAGATTGATTCGTTTTTACCAACACGGATTCTTCTTAAGTAATAATCGTTATGCCAAGCATGAATTCCTGATGATGTACCTAACACCAAAGATGATGTTCCTGATGGTTTTACAGTTGTTGTTCTTGCCGATTTGTTAATTCCAATAAGTCCCGCAACTCTTTCGTTTTCTTCTTTTACGACTTTTGCCGCTTTTTTCATATCATAACCCAATACAACACCTGAACCAATACCTGTCATTCCAACACCGATAAGAGCATCTTTTTCTGTTGTTCTTTTCCAAATATCACGAAGATAATGGAAGTCAGTATAACCAGCTTGAAGTGTTCCAATAAAAGACGCAGCTCTAACTCTGTTTTCAAAATCTTCTTGTGATTCGATGTCTGATGCATTTACTTCACACAGATTACAGAATTGGAAAGGTCTTAGTGCGATTTCACAACAAGGGTTTGTTCCCCAATCTTTATCATTAGATAAATAGATTCCTGGTTCTCCTGCCCCTGACAACTCAATTCTTTTCCACAAATCCATAAAGTATTCTTTTGTGATTTTGTGACGAAGAAGAACTGCCGAATTGTTTGCTCTACCTCTTTGTGCGTTTTGTTCCCACCAATTACCTGATTTACAAGAAATCATTTCTTCATCATCTGCAGAAAACAACGAGATAAGTGCCGCTCTACGAATACCACCTGCAAGTACAGCGTCCGCAATATGACATACAATGTCGTGAGTTTCAATAGGTGTTAATCTATCACCATCTTCTTTGCTTTCTAATACCTTTGTAATATTGTGGATACAATCTTTAAGTGGTTGTGGACCTGGTGCCTTTCCACCTGATGTAACAAGTTGTGCCCCTTTCTGACGAATATCAGAAAAATCAAATATAGGTGTTGACGCCTTTACACCAAGATATGATTCAATTAATACTTTGATTGCATCTGCCCATCCTTCAATTGAATCTCCAATGAGGTATCTTCTTGTTCTATTAGGGTTTGGACGTTTTACTTCAGGTAGTTTTTCTACGTGATGTTTTTGAACTGAAAATCCAACACCAGTTCCTCCTAATAATAAGAACATAGTTTCAGAAAAAGAATCTACGTGATCGATTGGCATATATGCACAGTTGTATACTCTGTTTGGTGAAATTTCAATTGGTTTACCACCAAATTGTAAAGATCTCATTGAGGGTAATACTTTTTTATCGTACACCATTTTATAAACCTCCTCAATTTCATTTTTAATGTGAGGGTATTTTCTTTGGTGCATTTCTTTGTTTCTTGTCACCAACTCTTCCCAAGTTTCTCTTCTTTCTTTTTCTGGAAGAAACTTAGCGTATTTCATATGGACAGTAATGTCACTTAATATTTTTTGAGAAATATCCATTTTATATTAATTTATTAATTTTTATTTTAAACTTCTTGTGATTTTTGTCTTTTCTTTTCTAACAGTTCTTTAATTCTGTTTCGATTTTTTTCTTCTTTTTGCTCCTCGTGCCCAAGGAATGTTACACTTTGTTCGGTATCGATATCTAACATACCATTATCGAACTTACAGTTTTCGAATATGATACCATCTTTACCTATTCTTGACTTTGTTATTGCTATCGTTGCTAAGTTCATTTCTTTTTGTTGTAATGATTTTGCTACAGTAATAATAACGTGTCCTACTTGTGCTTTTTTAATAGAACCCCCCATTTGATCGGTTGTAACAACTTCTGATGAAATTGAATTTCTATTACCTTGTGTTGCCGTCCAACCTGCGATGTCTAATTCGTGACACATAGCTTCAAATCCTCGCATAACCGAACCTTCACTTTTCCATTCATCACCTAACATTTTATCAGGTACTACACAGTCGATGTAATCTAAAATAATCATATCAATTTTTG